ACGCATCACGGAGGGGAGCGTATTTCGAGATAACGCTCAATAAATTTTGTATCTATGAAACCAAAAGAAATTATGACCCCACTCCAGTCAGCTCAGGCGTACTTGCTGGACGTAGAACATGAACTGGCCGATGCCCACGACCGCATTCGATTGCTTGTTGCAGAGCGTAACACCGCACGGCTTCAAGCCGATCAAAGAGTCAGCCTCCGCGAAGAGTTCCGCGAATTGCTTGGAACCGATGACATTGAGCAGGGAGTGGTTGTTGTGCGTGAACTGCAAGACCGCATCAAGCGGCTGGAGGAGGCTGGGGATGAGCTATTTGAAAACTCCAATCCATCACGCTGGGATTCGCCAGCAGATGCTGCTCAGAAACTGACAGAGCAATCAAACTGGAACAAAGCAAAGGACTCCAAATGAAAGACAGCCCCGCATTCGTTTACGTCCACAAAACCAACGGATCTATCCGAGTGGAGAGTTTAGACACAGCTCGAAACATCGATGGCAATCCAGAATGGAAGCACGTTTCGACGGTCAATGCTCACGTTATTCTGGAGAACATTCTGCGAACAAAGGGCAAAGAGCGAAATCAGATCATCAAACACCTTCTGACATGACCTATTCACAATCCGGACAGTTGCCCTACCACCAATACTGTTTCGTCGACGCCTCGTTCCTTGGCTCTCGCACTGGGTTTATCCCCTGCGTCTGGTTTGGTTTAGTATCCATTCCCGGTCGAATGTGGGGTTGCACCATCATGTTAGAATGCGGAGCGGTCTATAGAGCCGTACCGCCTCACGCCATAGCATTCGATCTACAACCTGACCTAATCTGGAGCAAACAAAACGCCCAGCGATGGGACTGCTACGGCACCGACTTCACCACCATCGAGTACGCGTTCCTGCGAGGACTTGAATGCAACGTCAAATGCGACGACTTAATTACCACTGGCGACTACCTCTTCACCGCTGCTCCCATAGGTGATAGCTGGAGCCGTCAGCCTAACCAAGCCAAGGAGTTCATGTTCATCCGAACCGATGGCAACAGACTCACCATCCAACCCACCGACAAAGTAATCTTCATCGAGAAGTCATTTACTGAAACTGAATGGCCGACTGGACTTATCACAACCGACACCGTTTACACCTGCGAATAAACATTTCCCCACATGAAGAAACCAGCCAAATACACAGTTATCACCATCGACTCAGCACTCCACGAAGAGGTTCGCAAACATTGCGATGAGCATGGTTTGAAGATCGGATTTTTCGCCAATCAAGCGTTAAGGAAGTTGCTGAACAAGAAGTGCGCCACGACGCAATCGAGCGCGCTTTCTACCGACAGTACAACGAACGAATGACAGCGAGCCGCACCTTGTGGTGCGGACAATACCCTTCGTCTGCTATGAAGCAGTGGGCGGAGGGGCAAATTTTTTAAAATTATGAATCTAAGAGAATACCAACAAAAAGCAGTAGAGTGGGCCAAAAAAAGCTATGGGCTGATCGTCGCACCGGCAGGCAGTGGCAAGACATGGATTGCTGCATCGATCATCAAGCATTACCACGAATTTTATCCTGACATGTCGTTTGGATGGATAGCCCCAACACGCGAGACATGTCAGCAAGCGCGCACATCGTTGAGAGTCGCGGGAATTCCAGACAACATTGTAGACGTTCGTTGTCCGCATGAGTCGGTAGACTTCAGCAAGAAGAACCTTCTCATTGTGGACGAAGCGAAGCACAGCGCCGCCGCCGGATGGCATCGCATCATCGAGTCCTGTAACGGACTGCGTTATGGCTTCGACGCCACGCCGTGGGGCGACGATCCAGACCGGAACACGGTGACACGAACGCTCTTTCACAACCGCACCTACGAAATCAAGCGCAGCGACATTGGCGATTCATTGGCCGACGCTTACCTCGAAATCAGCCACGCCACGGACCTCAACATCCATCAGAAGATCGACGACAACATCGAGCGTCTGTTCCAAGCGCGACGCAAGTACATGCGGATAACCGACGAGGAACTAAAGCGTATGTGCGCTTGGGAATCGCTCGTAGATATTGGCATCTGCCAGAACAAACAACGCAACGACTACGCCATCAATTACGCGATGGAGCATGGCGACATGCAGACGCTCATCCTCATTCCGCGCATCACGCTGGGAGAGGATTACGAGAAACGGATTCCGGGTTCTCGGCTCGTTCATTCCAAGATTTCGAAGAAGCTGCGCAAGGCGGCGATGGACGAATTCAAGAGCGGACAGCTCAAAACGATGATAGCCACATCATTGGCCGACGAAGGATTGGATCTGCCCAACGTAGATCTGCTCATCATGGTCAGCGGAGGACGCTCATCACAGAAGACGATCCAGCGAGCGAGTCGTGCATTGCGCAAAACAGAAACCAAGAACTGCGCGACAATCGTAGACTTCTCTGACAAGTTTCACCCCATCGGCTCGTTCCACGCAAAAAAGCGTATGACGTGCTACCGACAACTCGGTTGTATTTTCCAATGAGTGCATCAACGACAGAAAAAGAAACAGCCACGCCCACAGAGAACGTAGTCTATCTGATCGGTGAAATGCGCGGCGTCAGCCGACAAACAGAAACGAAGACAGGCTCGCTCATGGTCCGCCGCGTCATCTCAATCGCCCGTCACTGGACCGACAACGAAGGACGCTTCCATGAAGATTTCGATGAGTTCGAGCTGTCCTCATGGGGGCAAGTGGCGGAGAAGATCATAGAAGTCGGCAATGGTGCGCTAGTGCGCGTCAAAGGCCGTGTGAAGGTTGAGCGTTGGGCTGATGGCGCGGAGACTAAGTCTGCCGTTAGAATTGCTGCTGAAAATGTGTCGGTTTTGTGTCACTGAATTTCAAACATGAAAACATGCACAAAGTGCAAAATTGAAAAGCAGGTTGACGCGTTTTCTCTCAACAAGAGGGCCAAAGATGGAAGGCAAGACTGGTGCAGGATGTGCAAGAGTGAGAATCATTTTGCAAATCGAGAATCGATCCTGAAAAGGCATGCCGAATACCGATCAGTAAACAGGTTGAAATTAAGAGAAAAACAGTCGGAATACCATGCTGTCCACGCGTCAGAGATTCGAGCTTATTGCAGGGATTGGCGCGCCAAAATAAAGTCTGATCCGATTAAATATGACCGATATCGCGAGCAAACAAACGCTGGGGTAAAAAGTTCAAAGCAGCGGTATCCAGAACGGGAAAAAGCGCGCCTAGCGGTCAGCAATGCGATCATTGCAAAAAAGATAATCCGCCCCGAATCGTGTTCTTCTTGCGGATGCTCATGCAAACCCGAAGCGCACCATGACAGCTATGATCAGGACCAGTGGTTCAATGTGCGGTGGTTGTGCCGACCATGCCACGAAGTTCATCACAGAAAATATCCAGAGTCTAAAAATTCACATAAAATACTAAGCGAATGAAATCAAACCAAACAATCGTTGCGGTCGATCCGGGCGTGGGCGGCGGATTTGCGGTCAGCACTGCGGAAGGAATACTGCTCTTCCCAATGCCCGAGTCTTTGCCGGACACGGCGCAGTTACTGGCAGGATTCAAGGTCAGCGACTCCCATCTATGGGTCGAGAAGGTGCCAAAGTTCGTCAGCAAACTCACATCGTCGGCGAGCATGGCAACGCTCCATGAAAACTACGGGATTGTGCAGGGGCTGGGCTACGCGCAAGGCTACGCACTTCACCGTGTCGAACCCAAGATTTGGCAAGAACCACTTGGACTTGGAGGACGTAAATCATGCGAAACCGGACCAGAATGGAAGCGAAAGCTAAAAAGCAAAGCTCAGGAACTGTATCCGAATCTGGACGTCACGCTCAAAAACTGCGACGCCCTTTTGATCCTCCACTACGCGATGGGCGGTGGCCGGTGATACACAAAGCAAATCGTCCGCCTTCGCCAGAGGAGCTGAAGCAATTGCTCATCATGGCGTTCGGAATGGGAATGGTCGTCGCCAGCGCCTACTTCATTCTCTTCGTCCTCAAATGAGCGAGGAGCTTAAACCTTTGTCCGAAGAAACGGACGTGGAAACATTGCGAGCGGCCATCGCAGAATACCAATGGTTGGCCAATGTACTTTTCAAATCTCTCGGGTGCGGATGCAACGGAACTCAAGACCTTTGCTGGAACTGCACCCAAGCCGAGCGACACTACAAACACACAATCGAGACATACAAATGAACGACGGAAATAAATTATCAATCATGCGGGTAGCAGAATCAGATCAATCATGCGAAAAGATTCACTTCGCATACATCGATCAGAAGTACAAGGAATGGATGATCCGACGCGGATTCGCCAGTGAACTTGGGCCAGAACTTGGAATGAGAAGGTCGATGGGAAGACGCGGAAAATCTGTTAAAAAAGCCTGATTATGATGAAAAGTGAAATAACTAGAGAACAACTGTTGAAGGAAGCGCCAGCACTGATCGACCATGCGATTCTTCGAGGTTGGATTACTAAGCCAAAGCCCAAGGCGCAAATCATTGATGGCGCTTGGCAATCGCTTGGAGTCGGACATCTCGATAACGCCTCCGAAGATGAAATTCAAAAACTCAGGAAACAGTTCGGTGCAGGTTGAAATCATTTCAGACGACGTAGAGATACGAATCGGAGAAATGAAATGGGTGGGGGTTGCCTACACCCGCGACGGTAAATCAAAGGTGTACGTTCGAACGAAGGCTGAATTTAAAGCCAAGTTTATCCCGGTCATTGAACAAGCACCCTAAACTCTACATTGCAGCACAAGAGCAGCTCTTTGCGAAGTTCCAGTCTCGCTCCATTCCAATTCAACATTGGAGCAAGTACCTGATGACTCCCAAAGAGCTGTCTCTCCTTTTCGCAAAATTCGAAGAATCAAAGTCGGTTCTCCAGCAAATCGCCTCGAATGATCTGGGCGAAAGCGGGGACATAGCGCGCAAACAACTTGGAATCCAATGAATCAATCAAAGATCGACCGTGCGAGAGCATGGCTCAGAAACACGCCGGGAGCCGTCGCTGGTCAGGGCGGTCATAACGCAACCTTCGCCGTCGCAACCGCGCTCATACACGGTTTTGAGCTTGCTACGGGGGATGCCGAGACGCTCCTGCATGAGTACAACGCGAAATGTATTCCACCGTGGAAGCCCAATGAATTGGCCCACAAAGTGAATCAGGCGATGAATGTAGCGCACGACAAGCCAAGGGGATGGCTTCTATCCGCGCAAAGCGGAACGCCCGTATCAACGACTGGCAAGTTCGTCGTTCAAAAGATCCAGTCAGTACCTGAGCCACCAGCACCATTCACGACGAGCGACTTCCTCAAAGCCTGTTTCGAGCCGGATGAAATTGTCTGCATCTGCAACGACATCATCTGCGACGAGGACGGTAGAGGTAGGCCAAACTCTAAGGGTACGTTCCTCAAGCGCGACGAATGGATTAAGAACCACTTCACGCCGCCCATCAGCGCCATGTGGACGAATGATGATAGCCGTGGCGCGTATGTCCGCATAAACCCGTGCATCGAGGAGAACGGATCAGATTCCGGCGTTGCAGCGTTCCGCCATGTGCTGGTCGAGATGGACGAGAAGACGAAGGATGAGCAATGGACGATCCTCAAGGAGTCGAAGCTACCGCTCTCTGTCGTCATCGATTCCGGCGGTAAGAGCCTACACGGCTGGGTCAGAGTCGATGCGTCGAACAAAGAGGAATGGAACGAACGCCGTGATGTCGTCTATCGCCAGCTAGAGGCTCTCGGAATCGATCCAAAGAATAAGAACGCAAGCAGGTTCAGCCGTCTGGCCGGTGTGATGCGAGATGGCAACGAGCAGAAGCTGTTAGCCGTCAATGTGGGTTCGGTGAACTGGGACGCCTACACGGACCATCTGGAGTCGCAGGACATGCCTCAGGAGTTCACGCTCCAGAGCATTGTCGATTACGATCCGCAGAATGATCCTGACAACCTCATCGGCGACAGATGGCTACGACGCGGTTCATCGCTTCTCTTTGTCGGGCAAAGTGGATGCGGCAAAAGCTCCATGGCATTCTATCAGGGATTGAAGTGGGCCATAGGTAGTGACTGGTTTGGTGTACAGCCTGTAAGACCTTTGAGAGTGGCCTACGTCCAAGCGGAGAACGACATCGCCGATCAGCATGACGCTCTCAAAGGAGCATCGCAGATGGTGTTCGGTAGCGATTGGGTCAACGGACTCAAACGAGCCAACATGCTGTTCTTCCGCGAGGCGGTTCGTACTGGCGCAGACTTCACGCAAATGCTGCGTCGCCTCATTCGCAAGACGAAGGTGGACATCGTCTACATCGATCCGCTGCTCTCGTACATCGGAGGCAATCCATCGGATATCGAGGTCTGCGCGAACTTCACGCGTCACCTGCTCCAGCCGATTATGATCGAGACGGGGATTGTCATCGTGCTGGTACATCACTTCCCGAAACCAAAGGGCAAGGACGACAAACCTGAGAGCGTGGCAGATATGGCCTACTCAGGATTCGGATCGTCGGACCTGACGAACTGGGCCAGAGAGGTAATTGTGATGAAGGAGATAGGATTCAATCAACCAAGACGCTTCATGCTCGGAATGGCGAAGCGGGGAGATAGGTCAGGCTTGCAGGATAAGGAAAATAAGAAAGCAGGCTCGATCATCATCCAGCGCGGCGTCGGTACGATATCATGGGATTACGCACCGCCCGAACAGTTCGTCGTCGATAAGTCCACAGCGAAGAAGTCGTGGACAGGCGGACGACCTAAGCGTTAGCCCTCTTTCATTGCGCGCCGACGACCTTTTGCAGCGAGCGACAAAAACCGCTTCTTGCCGTATTTTTTCATGCCGATTGATGCCGCAAGAGCCTTCGGATCTTTGACACCCTTGCTCTCAAGACTGCTAACGAGTTTCTCGTAACGTCCGCCACCACCAAGTTTCATCTTGTCCATAAATTCAAATAGGGTTTGAGGTTAAAACCGACAAAATCAATGCCAAGCTCCATGCGGCGCAGCTCCAAAATTTAGGAGTCGTCTTGTCCTTAGCCTCCGCACAGTTATGCCGCGCACGGAAATTCTTACGACGCTCAGGATTCGACTTCTTGATCGTCATATCAGGATCGCCGAAGCGAACGATGACGACCTTGTCCGCCGGATTCTTAACGTACACCGCGCTCTTCTTCCGCTCACCCGGCGTGTAGAAGGGTTTATTCAGCGTCACCTTCTTGCCCTGATAGGTGTTACCTTTTTTGGAGAGTGAGGTTTTCATTGAGGAAAAATATTATCTTCCAAAAAAGTTTGAAACAGATTGAGAAACATTTTCAAAAGTTTGACGGGCAGAACTTAAAACAGGCTGCGCTTCCTCTTTGTTAAGCATCACTCGATCTGTCTCCATCTTCAAAATGCGCGGCCACATGCGCTCAATCTTGTCTATCTGGCCTTTTGTAGCCGCATCCAAAGGCTTGGAAACAATGTCCAAGTATTCTGGGGTTTTAAGAATCCTTCCGACAGCAGCATCAACAGCTTCTTTCATCCCTTTTTCCACGCCTTTGTAAGCAAGGTAACCTCCAAGCCCAATACCGGCTCCAGCTTCTTTGGATATTTGATATCCAATTGCAGTAGCAAGTGTTGGAGCAATAATCTTTGTGAAAACGCTTGGCTTTCCAAGATTTGAAAATTGGCTTAACTGATCAGCAACATTGTTAATTCTCTTCTCGCCATCTTTCCCAAGCAGTCTTTGGGTTGCTTCATAATACTTTCCCGGAGCTTCACTGTTTCCAACAAGAGAAGAAAGTTTCTCTGTGTTGATTTTTTTGCCGTCAAAAGATTCAGCGACAATCCTTCCGATTAGCATGTTCTGCGCGTCGTTTATCAAGTCTGGACGTTCTTTTCCAACGACCTCCATAAATCGACGGACACGATAATCGGATGAAATTTCAGCACTCTTTCCCGGTGCCAAGAAATCTATCAGATTTGACGGATTAAAACTTTCAAGCTGACCACCCGGTTGCATTGATTTTTTAACAACTCCGTAGAACCTGTCTTTAGCGGCGCTCGTCACTTCGATAGCTCGTTCAAGAGCTTTGTAAAGCGGAAGACCACCCTCCGTTGAAAGCTCACGAACAACCTCATCCAACTTAAACGAATCAAGAGCGTCACTTTTTGAGGCTCCAGCTTTGTTCACTTCCGCTCTAATTTTACCAAGAGACTTTATGATTTCATTTTCTCTCTCAGTAACATTCGAAGCCTTTAGTACTGCAATCTTAGATGTAACTTTGTCAAACTGAGAATTTACGGCATTAAGCTTTTCCTGTGCGCCTTTAATACCGTCATCAACTTGTTTGGTCAGGCTTTTTATTTGATTTTCTAAACCGCTTGATTCAGCCACAAGCACTGCTCTTTGATCAATTAACGAGCCGTACTTTGATGCAACATCATTGATTTCAGAAAGGTCTGGAAACAAATCGTTGATGACTTCTTTTTGAATTCCAGTTGCATACCCGCCTTTTCCTTTTGTGAGTCCTTTTAGGAAATCATTTGGATTTTCACCTTTGATTTGCGTGTAAACAAATTCCCTAAGACTTGGCTCAATTTCTCCATACCTATCTCCAAGCATGTTCTTGAGCAGTTTTAAATTCTGAGCGCCACTTGCACCGGCAACCGTGGAAACTATTCCCGGCATACCTCCAGCTTCTCCAGCCTCTCGAAGCACTTTGTCTGCGAAGAACCCTTTGAACCTAGAAATTCCGGTGCTGTAAAACTTGTTTTCAGCTTCAAGCAATCCCTTAAGACCGGGGTCGTTCAACAATGCTTCGTCAAGCTGTCCGTTAATTTTATCGAGTCTTTCAAATACAGAGTAGTCGGCTTTTTGAACCTGTTTATTGAAATCAATTTCCTTAAGGATTTTCTTTCTTTCTTCTCGAAGTTGATTTGCGGTCTTAATTACTTCAACCTCTTTGCCATCAGGTCCAATTTCAGTCGAAGTTATTTTTACCTTGTCTAGTTGAGGTTCTAATTTTCCATATCCTTTGTTACTTTCATCTTTAAAAAACTGAAGTTCTTCACGTCCAATTTGTTGAACTCGTTGACCAAGTTCTTCTTTTGATATTCCAGAAGCAGGGCCGTATCCACGCACAGCTCCAGCTTGGATATCTTGAACCTGCTGGTTGATTACAGAAATCTCATCATCTATCCGTTTTCTTTCAATTGACTCATCTGGAAGCAATTTCTTCTTAGCTTCAAGATCGTTGATCTGATTGATCAAAGGTTGAGAGTCGGTTGCGTACCTTCCTTCAAAACCTCTAACAAGATCAGTCAACCTCTTGTTTCTGGAAGCGTATTTCTGATCTATTATATTTGTTACATCTGTAACTAGTTTTTCAGATTTTGAAACAAACTGGTCAACAGCGTCTCCCGCAATTTTGTCCGCATTTTGAACGTAATTGCCAAGTTGAGTTTTAATTGAGTCGGATATTTCGGATCTGGACAAACCAGACGATGATCCTTGGCCAAACGAATCTGAGACTATTTTCGCAATATTGTTCCTGAACTCATCGGGTTTAAGTCCAGAGTTCGGGGAGTACAGCGTTCTTGCAATGTCGTCTGCAAATTGGGATGACAATCCACCAGCACCTCGACGTTCAAGTTCTTTTTGAATTTCAGTTCCACGATCCTTGATGAATTGCTGCGTAAACGGACGCTCAAATTCAGCGGCAATCAGTCTTGGATTTACGCTCCTTGCGCGAACTACTGCTCCGATAGCTCCCGGAACTGTTTCTCCAGCCATGCTGAGAAATCCACCAAGTCCGGTGCGAAAAAGAATATCTTCGTAATTCGCATTTTCATTATCAAGAGATTCTAGCCCAGCCTGAGCTGCGGACGTCAAAGTTCCAGACCCAACTCCAAGTGCAACCTGCTTCAGCTTGCTGGCTTTTTGGCCAATGTTGAATCCGGGTACAGCGGCGGCTGCCATCTCGCCACCTTTGTATTCGTCAGGGGAAATCGTTTGAGAAACGCCTTGGCTTGCAAGCCCGATGCCGCCTTCCACTAAGGCTCCAGTAACAGGTCCAAGACCAGCGATGAACGGAGCAGCAACAAGCGATGGCACTGTTGCGGCATACAACGCTGAAGCATTACGCATTCCGCGAGACTCAGCTTGTGCCATCGGAGTAAGCTGTCCAGACGGGGCAATTCGACCGCCTTGATATTCTGGAGGTGCAATTTGACCTGTAGATTCAGGCAATCTCCCCATCTCACCAACAAACCGCTCCAATCCTCCAACCTCTGCGGATCGTTTTACTGCTTCGCTCATGTCTGGAGGCAAAGCTCCAACCATGCCCTGCTCCTCACGCCGACGCATTTCGGCAATCGTGGCCGGACCTTGCGACTGGGGTTGAGCAGACATTCCTTGCGCTGCCTCGTAATCGGCAATCGATTTAAAATCCGATTCAGTGGGAGGATTTGGATTTGACCAATTGTATGTCTGGCCAGATGGAGATTTAATTGTTCCCATGATTACGGAGTGTAAAGAAATCCAGAAGAAACGTTAGTCGAACCTGTAAATGGAGTCACACCGGGAGGAAGCGACGGAGCGGTTCTAGTCGAAGGAGCCGGAGCTGATTGCTGCTGCTGACCAAACGGTGTAAACGGCAATTTAAATTTGCCCACAAGCTCATTGGCCTGCCGAACTTGGTTTGGCGTAATTCTGTACTGATCCTTGAACGACTTAATTGTTCCGTAGTAATCTTCAGCGGCTAAAGAAGCAAAATTCCTGACATCATCAGCAAAGTTGTTGCTCTGGATATTACCGAGAGCAGCTTTAAGCCTTTCCATTTCCTGAGAAGTGACAGCTTTTCCAGACTTTTCAAACGCAACCGTATTAAAGTTGCTCTGAAATCTTTGAAGCAAAGCGTACGCTTGTTTTTCTTCCTCAGTTTTAGCGGAAGAAATCTTTCTTTTTAACTCTTCAACCTTGCCGTCAATGAGTCCGACATATTTTTGAATCGCACCAGAACCAAACTGCTTTTCAAAGTTATTAAGTTGATCAGTAAGCATTGACGCAGAATTAGAAATGGTTTCATCGCCCCTGATACGTTTTTGATCAGTACCTTCAGGTGTTTTCCATTTTCCAGTGAAAGCGTTGTTTCTGATGTATGCGTCAGTCTGTTCGTCTGGTTTTCCAAATGCAGATGTGTACTCGCCTATTGCAAGTTCAGCATTCCTATCTTGAATTTTTTCAGCAGAAGACTTTCCACGTTCTTTGGCTTTTGCCATTGCATCTCCAATTCGCTGTTCAAATGGGAGAGTTTTATCTGTTTGAGTAAACGCAGCCCTTACGTCTTGGCTGTAATCTTTTAGCTTTCTTGTTTCTAAAAGCTTTGGCATGTACTTATCAAAAACAGCCTGATCAATAGATCCTTCTGGAGTTACAGCCTTAACATTATACAGCTCTTGAATATCAGCCGCATCGCTTAGCTGTTTGTTTTCTATTGTCTGTAGAGATTTCTGAAGTCGTGCGCGAGGCGCGTAATTATCCAATTGCTGGCTAACTTGAAACATTACGTTCTGGTTTGCCTTTGACTGCACCGGAAGAAATTTCGGGAATTCAGCTTTTGGATTTCTAAAAAACTCATCACGCATTTGCAGATTTGTCTGCATGTTTCCGTAATCATTTGTGAGCTTTAACTGCTCATCTAAAGCCTGATTGTAAGCATTGAGCTGAATCTTGTTCTGAAGCTCAGCCTGCCCCTTACGCATCTGTTGGTCGGCCAACTGCATGTTGACCTGATCAATCATCCGCTTCTGCGTCTGTGCGCGGTCGTACAGCGATGCGCCTAGCTGAATGGCCTGAAGCTGATTCTCAAGACCAACATTTCGATTAGGTTGTAGATCCATGATGATTTTGTTTAAAGACCATTATATCCACCGTATGGATTTTGGCCGTATGGATTGTAACCCGAACTACGTCCTTGAGGATAGTAGCTACCACCTCCTCCTCCAACTCCATACCCGCCTCCGCCCATGTTTATGGTAAATCCACCGCCGCCGCCACGGTTGCCGCCGCTGCCGCCGCCGCCGCCCATCATGCTGCCCATACCACTACCAAACGCCATTCCGCCAATGTTCGACAACGAACCACCGATAGCGGCCATCATAGGATCAGGTTGAGCAGCAACTTGAGCAGCAGCCATGTCTCGATTGTACTGGGACTGATTCTCTTGCAGCGAAAGGTTGATGCGTTGAGTCGGCGTAATGAACATGCTGCTCACCGAGAACGGTTGAGCCATTCCGAACGTCCGCTGTTGCTGGATAAAGTTCTGTGCTTGAGCAAGACCCTGATTCTGGACTTGCATCGATGTCAGACCAAAGTCGCGAGCGGACAGATTCCTACCAACACCCGAACCAGCGCCATACCCTCCGCTAAGCGCACGTCCAGCAGAAGATCGTTGAAGCTGAGATTGGACGTCAGGAGAGAGTTCGCCCTTTAAAGCCGATCCAATATTGCTGCTCGCTTGAGAAATTAATTGGTCGTAACCGGGAATTGCACGACGAAGCTGAGACTCAAGAAGAGTCTGCTCAGCAGCGGTCGTCTTTGTGGCCAATTCAGTGCCACTTTGAAGCGATGCGATATTTTGATTTATCGCCGCCTCCTGCTCCTTCTCGGTGTTTACCCTCTGAAATTGCGGTACTTTGACCTTTTTACCGGCAGACATTGCCGCTCCACCGATCATCAATGCTGCACCAGCGCCTGCTATGAGTCCCATAAATTAAAAAACCTCCTTCGCAAAACGATTTCCATTCTCTATCGAGAAGACCTTTTCGGGTTCGTGACGTTGGATGTTCATGGTAATCAGACGTGCAGCTTTCTCCTCGGGAAAAGCTCGCTCGTTATGAAAGCAATGAATCCATATCCGACGCAAAGTATCCACCTTAAAAAGTTCCCCCTCTCCGATTGTCATCACGCTGTTTGACGCCGCCCATTTGTCAGCATATTCGCGAAGCATCTGAATTGAAGGCAAATGAACCTCGTAACCGAATCGCTCGGTGCATTCTTTGGCCGACGACTCCGCGTCCTTCTTGACGTACACCTTGACCGAGTCATGCACGATAGCCTTCGGAAGATATCCGTAGGTCGAGCAATCAGCGACGTACTTGTAACGGTTCCGATAGTTTTCAATCGACTTTTGCCAATTTGGGTCAGTCGCGCCCTGCTCATGTAAGCCAATGCAATCACCCTCCAACGAGAAAAGAACCGACATGAATGCCGATCCGAATCGTGGCAACCCGCAGATTTGAAAGAGTTTACCGTTCATTTTTCATGCACAAAGATGTCCACGCAGCAGTTCGAGCTAACACGAAGATGGCCGACTCTGAACCGTGAATCATTCCCAGTTCGTTGCAAATTACTGCACTGTAAAGAGCCGCATTCGGATGAACATCTTTTCCGACTTCTTTCATCCAGCCATGAAGCTGATTGATGCGGTCGTTCGCCTTCTTGAAGTCTGCCTCAATAATTTCGCGCACTCGAATCCACGCTGGATCAATGCTGTCCTTAAAGAATGAGTTCCCGAAACCGGGAATCTTCATGCCAGACAATATGGCCGACTTCAAAGATCGTTCGTCGAATTTCTCGTAAACGAATCGAGCAGGACCAATCGGACCATGAGCATCTCCAAGCGTAAGGATAGCGGAAGCGATTGCGTTGGTTAGCTGCGCGCTACCAAAGAAAGCGTTCACAGCAGCGCCAGAACTTGAATTCTGATTGTTCCTAGCCGCCATGTCGTGCGCGTCAAAGACAGCCTGAAGCAGCTCCAATTTCTTTGGAGTCACTTCTTCCAGCGCAAAGTCGATGTTGAGTTTTAGAACCATTGCGAGAATCCACCGCCGTTTAGTCCGACGCCAACCATACGGATTGTTGCAACTGCGTCACCTAGGTACTGCATGGTCTGCTCTTGCACAGCCTGAACAGCCTTTGCTTCGTAGGCCACTGCTTCCTGAATCAAATCGTTCTCTTCTTTACGAATCGCCATGACCATCAGCTTGATGGCATCAGGACTCGGAGGAATAAGGTAGTCATTGACGCTCGTCGCGTTGATATGACGCATCTTCGCCATGACCGTGACAGGCTTGTCCTCGTCGTTGTTGCAACGATCCGTCAGATAACTGCGGCGGTACTGCGGCAAAGTTTCATCAGGGTCGTAAACTGCCAGATCGAGTTCCAGCAAAGTTGTCGCATTGTACTCGTACAAACGACTAGCAGTGTTCGTCGCATCGCGAATGACGCCGCTCAACGAGATAAACTTCTTGGTGGACTGAACGTACGGCAAAGCAAGCGTCAGCTTCTCTCCGTCAATCCACACGCCACCGGACTGAGTGCGAATCCAGTTTCCGTTCTGATCGACTCCTTGGAGCGTGATGGTCTTGCCAACGTCAGAAGCGTCACCGGGATAAACTCGCAGGTAGCTATTTGTACCGCCGGACATGTCTCGGTAAGAGACGACGGTACCACGATCTACAAGCTGCTTACCGACGCATGCGCCATTTTCTCCACCAAGAAGTCCGTATCCACTTTCCTGAAATTCGAACCATTGATTGCGAACCGTTCCGACTCCGCAGCAATCGGCCACAGACTCGATGGTTTCAATCTGACGCGGCCAAGTGATGCACCCGCCAACCGTGTGAATCGTGAAACGTCCGTACGCTCCAGCCCACAGACCCTTGTGTAGAAGCCTTCGACACGCTTGATTGATGTAATCATAAACGCGCTGATCATCGACACATGTGCCGATAACCCGAGCGATGGTCGAGCGAATGTCCTGAACGATGAGCTTCATTTGGTGTAGTAGACTCGAATGGTTCGCTTGATGAAGTAAACACCGTAGAACGGAGGCAGATTATTGTGAGCGACATCTCCTCCAGTTGATCCAGTGTCCTTGATCATGTTGTTCGGAATGTTTGCCTCGGGTCCGTAATAGAGAGTATTAAGCTGATCGCCGCCAGATGTGTCGTTCGAATCCCAAGTCATCGAATGTGTGTGCTTTGGCATCTCTGGAATCGTCAGAGTGTGCTGATCCTCGCCAGCGATTGAAGTGGACGTCGCCTTACCCATAACAGCAACCGCACCACTCGCAACAAACGCTCCAACACCGACCGGAAACCGAGCCTCAAACTCAGTGTCAACTTCCCACATCGGTCCGGTTGTGCTTGTCGCCGTAGCCGTTCCGTCGCCGCCGTCGTACGAAAGAAGATCCGTGGTCGTTCCGACATAGATGCGACGCTCGTATGCCGCCGTAACTGGGTTTTTGCGAAGCCAGAATCCTTGATCGTAAATCCACCACTGACCATTTTCATCAAGCCACGGGTAAATCCGGTTGTTAATCGCCGGATACGTCGGTCCAAAATTGAAGAACGAGTTTCCAATCGTGCTGTTGAACGTAGCCTGAGTGCCGCCGATGATATCGTTGGCCAACTTCTGGTAAGATGCAGGGCAATAATTTGCCGGAAGGCTTGGAGCTGTAAGCGTGATGAGGGTTAGGTTTGGCATACTATTCCGATGTGTAGAGGAACGGGTTTACGTCGCAACCTTCAAGAGTTTTGCATCCTTCGAACACGAGGCACTCTCCGACCGCAGGTTCCTGAACGTCGTAAGCGTGAACTCGAATGCTCTTGATGCGGCAATATCCAGTAATCGTGAGGCTCATCTGAACCTCGTACATGTTTCTTGTCGGTGTGCTGATGCTCGAATTGCACGGGATATCCGAAGGAGTCGGCAATCGCATCTTTGGCCTGTACTGGGGCTGAAAATTGGACAGCGGACAAACAGGCTGACACTGCAATGTTGCCGCGCATTCAGTCCAATCCGCCCACTCAATCCATCCGGGATACTGGTCTGGACGATACTCGATGTTGAACGAAACATCTCCGTCCAGCGAGTCGATGAAAATGTCGCCTGAATCAAGCCGCTTCAATCCAAACGGAAGCTCAAAATTGTAAGCGCGGGTTTGAACCAGCCACTGAATCTCCTTCTTACCGTCAGAAAGATTGTTGTCAAACTTCTCAGTCTTGCTGATTTCCCAAATCTGAATGGTTCCATCAAGCCCACGAGCTATTGAGAAGCATCTGTCTCCATAAGCATTTTCGGTTTTGAGAACCTGCAACACGTCAAGTCCGGTCCAGATTCCAGCCCACGCAGGAGGAAACTTTTTTCGCAGCGACGTAATCAGATCAAAATCAAGAACGACCAACGACTTATGGACAACGCCTTCGGCATCATACCGAGGCTGAGACGTCATCAGCAATCGATTGTCGAACACGACAGCAGAACTAGCCCACAGCAGATCGGTCTGATCATTATCGATGATGTTTAGAACTTCGTTGCTGATTGGTGTATTTCCCCAATCGTTGAACGAACGTCTGGCAATAATGAACGAGCGAACACCATCGACTGCACGATAGAACACATCACCGTTGACCGTGATGGCTGAACGCGCACCCAACGCTCCACTAGTCAGCAAGCTAATGGTCTGAATCGGATAGTTCAGATTCTTCCAGACATCACGATCAACCGGAGCGTTTATGCTGAAAACGTATCGTGGCGTGAAGATGAGAAGCGGTCCTTGCCCCAGCGACGTATCTGGATTGCCGGGGACGGCCATTGCTGTGATGCCACCTGAATCCGACGGAACCGCAAAGTCACCGCCTTCATTGAGGAAGGTGTTCTCGGTTTCCTTGAGAACACTGGCTCGCGTACCGTCTCCATAAACAATGTCGGTTGCTCGAAATGAGAATCCATTTGCAAGAGCGTACCAGATACGTCCGTTGACGTAGGCCATTACTCTGCCGCACTTGATTTCATTGATGGTTGCGCGACGCAGGTTTGATCCGTTGAAGATCAGCGGTGCGCTCTTCCCATCTTGAATGACGACGAAGTTCTCGGCTTGAACCATCCAGCCGTCGAGTATGTTCGATGGATTCTCAAGATCGGGCGTAGCCGAAAGGTTCTGAACGTTGTTTTGAAGGCAGTCGTAAAGCCACACTTTACCACTGATTAGCATCAGGATGAACGTCGAGCCATTGTCTCCAATGTACGGAAGCGCACACTGGAACACGCCGGTCAGTCCGCTTGAGCTGTAGCATTCTTCTGAGTATCCATCAGCCGTGACGTTCGTTTGATCCGCAGTGACGAGCGTGTTATCGGCGGTAATCGAAAGGCATGTTTGGTAATCTTTTTGGATGAAACCCGGTCGAGGAGAAACAAAGCTTTGCCGGAAGCTGGCATTCACCGCAAACGCCACCTGATTCTTGTCCACTTCAGACGGCATCACACCTGAGTCAACGCCACCCTCAAAGGTGACAGACCCATCCGTGTACCGCCGTGGTGCGCGTTCGCTCATGGTTTAAGCCTGAATCCGCTGGACAGAAAATGAGGAGCCGGTTACGACGTTGACTCCAAATCCAGAAGTTTGAATCAATATGTCGTAGTAATCAGTAATTGCGGTAGCTTGATCTATGTAAGAAAGTGAAACTGGAATCAAACTTTGAGGAGAAGCGTTTGTAGCGTTGAACTCCTGAGTCTGTAAAATGTTTGAACCGTTCTTACGCAAAAATACAATTACGCTTGCAGTGCCAGTGCTTCCAAGCAAGTTGAACAATGCGTTAATCTTGTAGTACCCAGTGTACGGAGCGGTAAATCGACCAGTCGCAGCAGTAAATCCAGACGCGGTATCTATTCCTGCCCAAGATCCAGAAGGAAAATCACCAAGGCTAAATGGATTTTTAGTGGCTCCAGATGCAATCAGGTTGTTGCCAGTTAGTCTCCGCGTAAACGTGACGTAAGTGAACGCCGCCGCAGCTCCCGTGGCAGCAATTGAAATCGTGCCTGCACCCGGAGTAATCGTGATGTTCGACCCTGCGGTAAGGCTAGCCAACGTGTAACCAGTTCCATTGCCAATGAGCAACTGTCCATTGGTTGGAATCGTTGCTACATTTGTTCCACCCTTGGCAACCGGCAACGTGCCGCTGATGTCGCCCACAGGAACCGTTGCTGTAGTCGAAAGAAAACCTGATCCGGCTGACCCTTGAGTCTTAAGATAACCGGATGAAAACGAATTAAGGGCCGTTGCGCTTGCGAGTGCTGCGTCAGGAACTCGAATAATGTACGTTCCGGCAGATGGCGCGCCACCAGCGACGCCAGCAGGACCTTGTGGGCCAATTGCTCCTGCAAGCGTAATCAGTGAACCAGACGGAATAACCGTTGTCGGAATAGCATTTGGGATGCTTAAAAGTCCGGCGGCAGGGTTTTGAAGTGTCAGTCGAAGACCATCAACCGACAAAACCTGCATGTATCCAAGACCTTGAACGGATACAAAAAACTGTCCTGCAACTGATTCTGGAAGAAAGTCTGTTCCAACAACGTACGCAAAAACGCTCGATCCAAGTGCAGGCGTAACAAACGACGCGGTCGTGTACGAGAACGCGTTTACTCCGTTTGCGCCATTCGTTCCGTTAGTACCCGCTGCACCTTGAGGTCCGGGCGTGTTTACGACAATCGGATCGGAGTCGCAAGGTTGGCAACAGCCGGTTGAAGAAATAAGTTGCGACGGCATATTTTTCCTTTCGCAGAACCTCAAGTCCAACGACAACTAATGCAAGGCCAAACTATGGCAGAGCAAGTGTCAGAGCATCCATTGATCGACCACAAGTACGGGATTCGTTCGCCCGTCAAGATTCCAGACCTAGAACTGGAACTCTACGCATTCCGAAATCGGCTCCAACCGAATGAAGGAGGTCTAGGCACTTTCGATCATTTTCGTAACGCCACGAAAATGTTATGGCCAAAGATGAGCTGGAACCCGTGGCTCGAAGCACAAGTCGAAGGTCTTTGCGAACACGACTACGTCGGATGGGCTGGTTGCGGTGCGAGCGGAAAGACTTTCGGCGCGACGCTCTTTGCGACTGTTTGGTGGTTGGCCAACCCATCCAAGACAACCGTTGTTCTCACGTCTACAACGGCAAAAATGATCCGAAAGCGTATGTGGGCAAATCTTCAGGATCTTGTTCGGAAATCGCGAGGATTCCCCGGAAACATGGTCGATTCTAAGATGAGCCTTCAGGCCATCAAAGGTGACGACCGGCATTCCATTTCCGCTATCGCCGTCGCCGAGGGCAACACTTCGAAGGCTGTGGCCAACATTCAGGGCATCCACGCCGAGCGTGTGATGGTTATTATCGACGAAGCTACGGATACGCCTGAAGCGGCTTTTGAAGCGTGTACGAACCTTTCTAAGGGTTGCCGCGAGTTCAAGATGCTGGTCATCGGTAACCCTGCCTCAAAGTTTGATCCTCATGGACGCTTCTGCACACCGGCAAAGGGTTGGCGCAGCGTTACGATTGAAGATCAGCATTGGCTGACAGAACGCGGGATGTGCCGACGCTTTGACGGCATGAAGTCGCCGAACATCAGCGAAGGACGTACAAAGTATCCGTACCTCATCACTCACGATCAGGTCTTGTCTGCAATGCGCCACGAGGGCGAACAGAGTCCTACGTTCTGGAAGTACACACGCGGATTCTGGAGTCCTGATGGCATGGTCAAGACGGTTCTGTCCGAATCGCTTATCGAGACGCACACACCTACAAAGAATTTGGTGTTTACCACCAATGTCCAAGTCGTTGCCGGTCTTGATCCGGGTTTTGGCGGCGATAGATGCGTCCTTCGCTTTGCCAAAGTTGGCACTGCAAACGACAAACTAAGCATACTTTTTCAGGACATTATTCAGATATCCCCTAATGCGCAGCTAACCGAGCCAGTTCATTACCAGATAGCCAATCGAGTTAAAGAGGAGTGCAACAAGCGAGGTGTTCCGCCTGACAGGTTTGCTCTCGATTCAAGCGGCGAAGGTGGCGGATTGGCCGACATTCTGACTCGCGAATGGGGTGTGGTTCATCGCGTTGAGTTCGGAGGCTCTCCATCAACGATTCCCGTCAGCGACGAAGACAGTAGGCCATGCAATGAGGCTTACGATAGAAAGGTGACTGAGCTATGGTTCTCGATGCGCAAATGGGCTGTTGAGGAGCGTCTGGGAGGCATGGATATCGAGACTCTTCAAGAGTTCTGTGCGCGAATGTTCGATGATTCCAAGCGAAAGATATCGGTCGAATCAAAGACTGTTATGAAACAGAGAACCGGAAAATCGCCTGATTTGGCCGACGCTGCTGTAGTCTTGCTTGATCTAGTTCGCAAAACTGCGTCATTTGAGCCGCGAGCAACAAAAACTGACAAGGTGTGGGAAAAACTAGTCAGGGACGCTGACTCAATTTATTACGAAGGAGACGTATGAGTGGATACAAGGTGCTGAACGAACACATGGTGATTCCCGGTGGATGGAGCTATCGAGTTCCTGAAACCGGAATTGAAATCGCCGGAGGATCATGGCCGCAACTCCATGAGTTTATTCGTAACCATTACACGGCGAATGCGATTAAAATTCCCGCCAACATTGACACTTTAATCACCGAATATGCGTGTCGTAACGGTGCCGATTGCTCTTACGACGAAGTTAATATCCCCAAGCCATCAGGTTTGAAATCGCTTCAGCTCGGAGATGTTATCCGATTCAGCATGAGCCTTTTGCACGGGCTTACCGTTGGCGGCGGCAAGGTTGGTCAGGCGGAAGCAAATCGACGCGCAAACATTTGCTCAACTTGTCCATTCAATCGAAAGCCCCTTGGATGCACTGGTTGTAATGCTCGCGTCCTGAAGGATGCTGTTAAAACTTTTTCTCAACACGGCAGCACTCCAGTAGACGAAAGTCTGCAAAGCTGCGAGTTTTGCGGTTGCTTCATCAGGAGCATGGTTTGGTTTCCCATTGAAACCCTTCATAAATTCTCGGACGCTACAGAGAACGAAAACCTCCCGGCTCACTGCTGGAAAAAACGATCATGTACGGAAACCTAGTCCAACTACCGCTCGAAACCATTAACGAGGAGGGCAAAGCCCCGGAAACTCGTATCGCCGACGCGGCATCCGCTCGCGAGATATTTCAGAAGCTAATCATGGCCGATGAGCTTCGCAATAGCACTCGCGCAAAGCTTCGCGGACTCGTTGATGGAAATCCTCCGTACAATCCAGCAGAACTGCGCCGTAATAACCAAGCGTTCCGCACCAACGTCAACTTCCGTGAATCGGAAGCGTTTCTCACGTTGGCCATGTCTTCCTTCTATGACGTGTTCGCCGAGGTGCCGACGTACGCAAATGTCCGTACCGCTTACGGTAATGACATGGATAAGCGGGAGGAATGGTCAAAGATCATCACCGAAGAGTTTGATCGTCTCCAGAAGCTCGACAAGGACTTCGACTACATCATGCAGCTCTCGCAGCGTGAGATGGTTCTCATTGGCGATGGTCCATTGATTTTTGAGGATAACACCAACTGGCGCTGCAAAGCCATCATGGCGACGGATCTGCTTGTCCCAGACGGCACTAAGTCAAACGTGAGCGATTGGAAGGTGGCCTGTGTTCGCACGCGCATGGGCGTGGATGATCTGTTCGAAAAGATTAAAGACGAAGAAGCGGCAACAGCTTCTGGTTGGGATGTTGATTATGTTCGAAAGCGCATTCGTGCCGCGATGCCCGAGCCGTATCGATCTGGCGTTCAGTACGACTGGGAGTTCTTCCAGAAGCAGCTTCGATCGAACGACATTACGTTCAGCGCACGTTCCGAGGTGGTATTGATGTGCCACGTTTTCTACAAGGAATTCGATGGTCAGATCAGCCACGCCATCATCGATGAACGCGATAGCGAGAGCTTCATGTATCGCAAGCTTCGTCGGTTCAGCCGGTGGGAGCAGGTCATTCATCCGATGTATTACGACCGTGGCGACGGCGAGCATCACGGCGTAAAGGGTCTTGGCATTAAGATGCTTCAGGCAATGGAGCTGAAGAATCGTCTCCGTTGCTCGATGGTAGACAGCGCGTTTGCGCGGACTCAGATTTTGTTCCGACCCCTGAATGCCAATGCGCTGAGTAAGACCAGCGTCGTTCAACAAGGACCGTATGCGATACTTCCTCCAGACTACGAAGTCATCCAGCAGAACATTGCCGGTGTTCTGGACGCTCCTATGGCGGTCAACGCGGATCTTGAGAATGTTCTTCAAGGCAATCTCTCTCAGTATCGCCAATCGCTCAACAAGACTGGCAACCCGAGAACTGCCACCGAAATGCAGATCATTTCGTCGCAGCAATCGGCCATAGGTAAGACTCAGTTGAGTCGGTATTACAACCAGTTGGATTCTTTCTTTGAGGAGCGGTACAACCGTGCCTCAGATCCTAATCTCAATCCGATTACCAAGTCGGACAAGGACGCCATCGAGTTCCAGCGCCGATGCAAAGAGCGTGGTGTTCCGATTCAGGCGATGATGGATATCGACTACGTTGAGGCGACTCGTACGGTCGGCCAAGGTTCTCAGTTCGCGAAGCAGCAGCTTCTTGGAACTCTTCTCCAGTTGTCCGGCTCCCTTCCAGAGGGCGGCAAAATTAACCTGCTCAAGGACTATATTGCCGCACAGGTTGGCCAACAGATGGTGGATCGTTACTTGCCTTCGCAGCTCCAATCTTCTCGCACTCAAGATCAGGCCGCTCTGGCCGTTCTGGAGCATGCGTCGCTGCATCAGGGCAACATGCCAATCGTCACCGATACGCAGAATCAGATCATCCATATCGAGACTCACCTTGGCGCAGCGAACGAAGCAGCGTCTTCGCTTCAAGGTGGCGGTAACCCAGAGGAAATCATGCTCTTCATGCAGGGTATTGGTCAGCATGTTCAGCAGCACATCCAGCGCCTCGCAACCGATCCGTCGCGCAAGCAGCAGGTCGATGCGTACGTCCAGCAGCTCGGTATGCTTGGCGAGACTATCAAGCAGCTTGGTCAGATGCTCCAAGAGCAGCAGCAGGCAATGGCGCAGCAGCAGCAAGCTCAGGCGATTCAGCAAGGCTCTGATCCTCGTACCGCCGTGATGAACGCGGAGGTTCAATCGAAAATCGCTCGCCAGAACGCCGAGACTATGGCCAACATTCAACGTCAGAACACAAAGGCGATGGCAGATTTGTCGCGCCGGAATGCGAAGACAACCGCTGATATTCAGCGAGCGAATGCAACTGCGGAATCCAACTTGTCGCGTCAGGGATGAAAAATATTCACTTCGTACACGGTCTTCACAACGACGGTTTCAACATCTGTGAACGCGTAGCAATCGCTTCAGCTTGGATGAACAATTCCGACTGGAGCGTTTTTTTGTGGACTCCACAAGAGCCAACCGGAGAGCAATGGGAGAAGTTGAAGGCGAAGGTTCCGGTTCGCGTGATGCCAATCGGAAACCCGAAGACGTGGAATGGAAACAATGTTCCACAGCATCAACATCGTGCCGACCTGATTCGCCACACGGTTCTGTACGCGATGGGCGGCGTCTACGCTGACACGGATACCATCACGGTTGCTCCATTTCCCGAAGATTGGCTCAACCATGACACCGTAATTGGTCGTGAATTCTGCGGAGATGAACCAACCATTGGCCTTTGCAACGCGGTCATGTTCTCGCAGATGCACAGCCGGTTCCAATGGAAGTGGCTTCAGAAGTGGCAGGACTTCGACGGTAGTGGGTGGAATGAAATTTCAGTTCAACACCCGTTCAAGATTCATAACGAAAATCCCGGCCTAGCCAAGGTTGTTGACTTTGAGATGCTCGGATTCATCCATTGCGGCTCCTACAAGTATTGGGAAGGAGTCCACTCCCTTGACGGCTGCTCCATCGCGCACCTATGGCGCACCTACCATGACCAAAAAATGCGCGCACTCACTGAAGAACAAATTCTAAAACGCGAAAACACTTACTGCCTGCATGCTTCAAAATATCTTTGATCGAATCTATATGACAGACGAGTGGAATGGAGGATCTGGACCGGGTTCTCAGCCACAAAACACCGCAAAATACGTCAAGTTTCTCAACTCGTTTATTCGAGAAAACAAGATCAAGTCAATCTTGGACATCGGCTGCGGCGACTGGCAGTTGATGTCGATGATTGACCTTTCTGGAGTTCGCTACAAAGGCATCGATGTCAGTCCGGTTGCCACTGCGTTTGCGAAATCAAAGGCTCCGCTCGGAACCGATATCAGCGCCGGAAACATTGAAGACATTAACGAATCGTTTGACCTAGTTCACATCAAGGATGTTCTCCAACATTTGGAGTTTTCGGAGTGCAGAAAGATTCTTGAAATTATTTCCACTCACCACAAGTCAGCACTTGTCGTGAACGAACATCCGGCAGCGTCGAATGATATAAAAAACGGAGGATACAGACCACTCAGCATTGTCGCGGAACCTTTGTGTTGGCCTCGTTCCACGGTTATAAAAGTCTTTACCGGCCCAATGTTTAGAAAATCAGTCACCTACATTCACCCAAAATGAACGATCAATACGACGCGATTAGAAATTTTGTCGCCGAACAGTTCCCAAAAATGGGTGGCTGGTGCGACGTTGAAAAAGGTTTTCAAATCGGAAAGCTGGTTATCGACAGCAAGCCGCAACGTATTGCTGAAGTTGGAGTATTCGAGGGAAAGTCCACGTTGGCACTGGCCTGCGGATGCAAGCTCAATGGAAGCGGCTCTGTTTACGCTATCGACTCTTGGAAGAAAGAGGACTGCATCGACGACGAGAACAGTGGTAATCAAGAGTGGTGGTCAAAGATTGATTTGGAAGGTCATTACGAGGCTTTTGTGCGCCATTGCGTCCGCGCCGAAGTTGTTCGCCATGTCCAGTTCTGCCGCATGTCTTCGTGGGACGCATCGCGATTTCTGCCCGACATGGACATGGTTCACATCGACGCCAATCACGCCGAATGGCCATCTACGAGCGATGTCGTCAACTGGCTTCCAAAGCTCAAGGTTGGCGGCTATCTGATCATGGACGATGTGAACTGGGATTCGACTCAGACCGCGATTCGTTTCGTTGAAAAATACTGCACATTGATTCAGCGATACGATCTGAAAGAGAGCGTGTTCTCAATCTATCAGAAGACTAAAAAATGATTCCAATTGTCATCACTCAGCGCGGATCTAAACGAAAAGACATTGTCACCGAAAGCCTCAAGAAGGCTGGAATTGAAAAGTTTAAATTCTTTCATGGACTGAATGGCCCAAAGTCTGGACTTAAGGCAACGATTCCGTATATTGAGGATGATCGGGTAAACCCCTACTACATCTGCGCCAAGCATATCGGATGCACGATGTCTCACATCATGCTTTGGACTGCTCTTGAGATGTCCGAAGGCGATAATTATTGGCTAGTGCTTGAGGACGACGTTGTTTTTCGAGATGGATGGAAAGAAGCAATCGATCTTGCGCTGAAGGAAGCTCCAAAAGATTGGGACATGATTTTTGCTGGATCGTGCTGCTCGGTTGGCCGTGTCGAAGAGAAGGTTGGCCACAACTTGTACCGCTGCCATCCTCTTTGCACCCATGCCTATCTTGTTCGACGGAAAGCATTGAAGCCATTGCTTGAGACGACCGTTGAAATTTCAGCTCACATTGATTTGTTAATTTATTTCAAAACCCGGCATCTTTTGAACTCTTACTCCATTCTTCCAAGGGTGGCAGACCAGTTCGAAACCGAGATTCCAGATTGATTTGCGCATCCATAATGAAAGACATAATCCGAAGCCTGTCCCTTAAAGCTCTCAAACGATTTGCAAATGGAGGCGATGGTCAGGTGGATCTTCTAGCTGAAATCGAAGACCTTCGCAAAACCCTTGAGATTCGAACCAAAGAACATGACGAGCATCTGACCGAGGTCCGCGAGGAACGCGATCATTGGCTCGCTCTCTACGATGAAATCAAATTCGCAGCCGAGTTTCTAATGAGCTACGCAAAAAATGATGTCCCCAAGCTGAGTGAACAAACCGATTGGGAGACTGGCAAAATCGTCCTACCGCAGGAAACGGGGACGTACTACTTCAATCCAGCGATTATGCAGGAGCCGGATGGCAAGATCCTGCTCTTCGCCCGTCGCTGCCGTAACAAGCGCGAGAAGGACGAGGATGTCTACATCGAGAAGAACGACATTGTCGTGTTCGAGCTGAGTCAGGATCTTCGCGCCACAAAGAAGGCTCTGATCCAGCTCACCTCCCATTACCCTCTCGAACAATTTGAAGACCCTCGCGTCATCAAGTTCGGCGACAAGTACGGCGTCAGTTGCGCCACGTTCATACCGTTCAAGTCATACGCGCATCAGGGCATGTTCCTTCTAGACAAGCAGTTCTTGAACGTAGGCCGCTTCGATACGATCTACGGCAACAACTACGCGCAGGCCATGATCAATGATGGCCATGAGAAGAACTGGCTCTACTTCGTCCACGATAATGCTCCGCACATGGTGTATTCGGCCAACCCTCATGTCGTTGTTCGCCTTAATGGGCGTTTAGAAAAGGATCAGGAGTACGTCACCGACGAGTTCAATCCGCTATGGAAGTTTGGAGAGGTGCGCGGAGGATCGAATCCTATTCTTGCCGACGGTCTGTATTGGACTTTCTTCCATAGCTCTCTCCCTTGGATCAACAAGAAGCGACGCTACTACATGGGTGCGTACGCTTTCGAAACCAAGGCTCCATTCCGCATCGTTCGCATGACAACGCTGCCAATCCTGAGTGGCACGAATCAGCAGGACTGGTGGCCGGGATTACCTGCGGTCGTATTCCCGTGCGGTGCATTCTTTGACAGCGCAAAGAATCAATTCGTCGTTTCGTACGGCATCAACGATGTTGATTGCGGCTACATCAAACTTCCGTTGGCCGACTTGCTTGAGGTGACGAAGGTGATTCGACCCAAGCGCGATGTTGTCAACAAAGAGAAGCCGATGAGGCTAGACGACGTTCTCGATCCAATTCCCGAAAGACACAAACTCAAACGAAACAAGAAATCAAAGTATGATCAACTGGCTAAGAGGCTCGACGAAGAACCGCAAGGAGACAGCAAAGAACCTGATGCAGTTGCCTGAGATAGACATTCTCGAATGGACAACTTCGGGGCAAACAGCAGAACTTGCAGTTATTCTGCAAAATCCGCTTCTTCGGATGGCTTTACGCATCGTCGCAGAGTCGATGCCAATTCCAATGCCATCCAACGGAACCAAGGAATCTGACATTGTTTTTGCTGCCGGTGTAACTGCTGGCTACGCGCATTGTCTTGAAAACCTGCGAAAACTTGCAGTAACCGACACAACGAGAGAACCTGAAGCAACATTCGAAAAACAATATTAATTTATGGAAGAACCACTCAACTCCCCCGTAATTCACTCCACGCAACCGCCTGACTTTGGCAACTCGTTCATCGACGCGTTCAAGGCAAACACTCTTGATGACGCCGCATCGGCTGATGAGTCGGCCAATTCTGCCTCTCAGGTAACTGAAGAGCCTAAGCAGAAGAAGTCATCGACGCCAAAGTCTGAGTCGAATTCCAAACTCAGTAGGTCTGAGATGGATATCGAGCAGATGTTCACTTCAAAGCAGAAGGCTCCAGCTACCGAGGATTCCTCGGCTACTGATGACTCTGGCATCCCTGAGTCCATCAAGTCTACGAAGGCCGCTGACGCTTTCCGCAAGATCAAGGAAGAGAAGGCGCAGCTCGCAAAACAATTGGACGAGTTTAAGGCTGGCAAGGTTTCCAATCCCAACGCCGAAGCGCAGTTCAAGACCTTGCAAGAGGAGCGTGACGCGCTTTCTGAGCGTGTTCGCCTGCTTGATATCGAGCGTCATCCTGAGTTCGTTAAGAAGTACGATGGCAAGATTACCGGCGTGTTCGAGTCGATGAAGTCTGTCGTCGGCACTGATGGCGATAGGCTCGTTGGCCTGCTCAAGTCACCTGAAAACGACTACCGGAACTCGCAGATCGACGACATTGTCGAAG